CCTGCAGACGCAGAAAGCGAATATCGATCAACTCCTGGCGGATTATGAGAACGCGACGGCAGATGAACAGGTACGGATCGCGGATGAGTTACAGCGTGCCGATCAGCAGTATCAGCTTAGTTTGGCCCAACTTTCCGGTAATATGCCGGATGGAAGCGGACGAACACTCGCAGGTTCTCAGTTTGATTGGCAGACAAGCCCGAACAATCCGAATTATCAAGGTCAGGTACTGAACAACCAAGGACAGGCGATCCAAAATCAGATCAACCAAATCAAACTGTCGAATCTGCCGAATGAGATCAAACAGCAGGCGGACTTGTTCGCGCAACAGTACGCGAAAGGCGATATCGACCTGCAGACAGCGCAGTTTAACCTCCAGCAGTTGTCGGACCCGAACAGTCCGGTTAACGTGGCGAAGTCGCTGGACAATCAGCTCAAGCAGATGGAAGTGGAGTATATGCCGCAGGAAAACAGGCTCAAGCTCCAGCAGTTGCAGAAGCAGATTGCGGAGATCGGGAAAGCGCCGTATCGGACACCGGAGGAAGTGGCATATGACCAGGTGAAACTGCAGACGGCTCAGGAACAGTTGAAGCAGTTGCAAAATTCGGCGAAAACGACGACCTCAACCGTGGACAACAAGACATCGACCAACAATTACTCTTATTTCAAGAATCAAATTCTCGGTAAGAGTGGGATCACGAAAGATCAAGCCAAAGCGTATGTCCAGGCTAACGCAGGTCAGCTTTCTGACTCGGATTACCGCGATATTATCAAATGGATCGATGAAACCCTCGGATAAGGGGTGAACAATTTGCCGCAGAGTTTAGATGATTTCCTGAAATCGACGCAGACCGGAAGTAACGGGTTGCAAAGTATCGATGATTTTCTAGGTATCCAGCAGGAACCGGACCAACAACCAACCATACCAAGCATGACGCCGTCCGAAATCAAAAATCGGTTCGGCGTTTCTAATTTTGTGGACGTTACGCAGTCCCCACGATTCAAGGAGATCGAGCAGACGCCTGTGGTGCATGGTCCACCTGTACCGGATACGAGAAGCGGTGTGGAGCGAACGCTGGACTATATTTTCAAAGAAAACCCGGTCATGCGCGTTATCAATGCTCCTTTCGCATATGGCGCTCAAAAGGCCGCTGATATGCCGTATTTGGACGGTAAAACAGACGAACTCGGATTCCGCTCACTCGGTGAGCGAATGGCGGCTCAGAATCCTGTAGCCTCCACAGGTAACGCGACGATCGATAACATCGCCAAGAAAGCTGGCGACCTGATCGCACCGTTCTACGGCATGCAGGGGCTTCCGTCGTCGGTTGCATCCATCCCGCTGGCACAGGTTACGGCTAATCGCATTGGCGCTCAAGTCGGCACCGGTTTAGGCGGAAAGCTTGCGTCCAGCGTGGCTACAGGAGCAATGGAAGGGGCATATCAGGGCTTTGGCGGCGAGTTGGCTACTGACACCAATCCGACTGCCGGAAAGCTGGCAGAAAGCACGGCATTTGGCGTAGGCGCTGGTGCTGGATTAGGTGTGCTTGGCAAATTGGCAGGCAGTGCGCTCGGTAGTGCCGTTGAACGGTTCAAAGCTAGAAAAGCGACAGAAGTCGCACCGGAAGTCCAACAGGCCACACAGCGTGTATTTAACGAGTATCGTAAGCCAGCCGGTCCGCAAACGCTCGACGATGTGACAAAAGGCATAATGGACGAAGTTAACCAACGCATAACACCTCCTTTGGAGAATCCGAAACTGCTCGATAAGTATCTGCGCCAACACCTGGGCGAGGATATCCCGAAAAACGAACTGGACGGCCTATCCTACAACGATAAGGCAGAGTTGGCGCAATACGTCAAGGACAGTCTCGACGTTCATGACGTAGCCTCACAGGTGGCGAAGGAACGAGGATATAACTGGTCCGACATGGTAGGCGCAAGGACAGAGCCAACACAGTCTGCGAATCATGTGACGCTCGATGAGATTATCGCAAAAGAACAGCCTGTCACAGAACAACCTGTAACGACTAATACTGTAACTAAACCAGTTACAGAACAACCAGCCATCAAACAGGCGAATCCGACCGTTGATGGTATGCGTGAGCGCGGACATTCGCAGACGGTCCGCCTGTCCGACATGACGCCGGAACCGCTGAAAGACGTGTTCTCCGATCCGGAGTTGTACAAAACGCGGTCAACCGTCAAACTGCACGAGGACGCACAGAAATACATCGCCAAAAACGGCCTGCAGAACGCCTATGATTTCGTCATGGGCGCCAAGAAAATGACGGACAAGCACAACGCCGTGGCTCAAGTCATCGCCAAGCAGTTAGCCAACAGCGGCGATATCTCCCGGGCGATCGATGTGGTGTCCAAAACGGCGAAATCTGGCACCGAGTTAGGCCGTGCGATTCAGGCGCTGTCATTGTGGAATCGGATGGACACCGAAGGGGCAATTCTCCTTGCTCAGCGTCAGTTAAACAGGGGCAACAAAGGCGAATATGTTTCGCTCACACCGGAACAGGCGCAGCCAATCGTTGCGGCAACGGAGAAAATCCGTCAAGTGGAGCAGACGAAGAGTCTTGCAGAGGAAGTCATGGACATTGTGGCGAATAAGCCTGCCGGCGAGAAGTTGACGGATGCAGAAGTCGCAAAGATCAAGGAGTTTCAGAAACAGGTAAGCGAGATCGATGGGAAAGTGAAGAAGTTCCTGCCGGAGGAAAAAGCCGCGAAGCCGCGAAAAGTGGTGCAGGAAATCGATAAGGTTAAACCGGAGGAACGCACCCGGGACCAAATCGTGAGTTATTGGGATGCCCGGGCCGAAATTGCGCGTCAGAAGCTGGCGAAACAGCGGAACGTGGGCATTATCGCGAACACGGAGAACCCTGTTCTGCTCTACGCCGAGCTCGGCGTGGCAAAACTGGTCAAAGGCGCTGTGAAACTGGCAGATTTCACCGAGCAGATGGTGCGGGAATACGGGGAATCGGTGAAATCGAATATTCATCAGGTATACAACAAATCCGTTGACTTGTTCCGTAAGTCGCAGGGTCTGCCGACGAACGATGATTTGACCAAACTCGTGAACAAGGCTGTTAAAGACCGAAAACTGGACGAATTAGAAGCATCCAGACTCCAGGCATGGGCAAAGGATATCGCATTTTACACAGACGATAATCTGCGCACAGAGGCTGTGCAAGACCTCCAGTTAGCTTTAAAAGCGATTGGAGACTCCACACTAGGTCAGAAGATTTCGACGCTCCAGACAGGCGCACAGTTGCTGAATGCGGTGACGATTGAGCGCAACGTCATCGGCAACGTGGCTTCCCTCGTCGCCGAGAAAGTAAACAAGGTCGTTGCGGTCCCGATTGACTGGACATTTTCCAGACTAACCGGCGAACGCACGGTCAAGTTTAATCCGCTGAATCAAGAGTCGATGTGGCGTAACTACATGATCGGCACAAAATCCGGGTGGAAAGGCGTCAGTCCGAATGGGATGCTCAATAGCTACGATATTCGACCGGAGGTTTTCGGCAATAAAAATCCATTGAAGTACATCACGAAATCGCTAGGAGCAACGATGCAGGGATTCGACCATGCGTTTTACCGATCGGCCTATGGCGATGTACTTGCAACCTATGCAGAACAACTCGGCAAGTCGCAGGGACTGACGAGAGCGCAGATTAAAGCGCAGATGCCGGACCTATTGAAACAACTCGATCAGTCCATCTATGACCTTGCAGACGAGGCAGGACGTTATGCGACATACCAGGACGACACACTGCTGTCACATGGTGCGGAAATGCTCAAGCGTGGACTGAACAAGCTGACGGATAAGCCGGTCAGTATGATCGTTGATAAGGGTCTGTTGCCTAAATCACTCTCGACGGAAGGATTCGGCCTAGGCGATATCGTGCTGAAATATGCCAAGACTCCGGCTAACCTTATCATGCGCGGGATTGATTACTCTCCGATCGGCATTTTACGCGGGATGATGGAGCTTGCACCACTTGTATTGAGACGAGGCACGTTCGATCAGTACGAGGCCACACGTGCGCTTTCCCGGGCGATAACCGGCACACTTGGATTAACGGGTGTCGGATATCTGCTGGCTGATGCCGGTATCTTAACCGGATCGTCAAGCATGGACAAGGATATGCGGTCGATTCAGGAGCAGTCCGGGCAGGGTGCATATAAAGTCAACTGGTCCGCATTAGGCCGATACCTGACGAACGGATTCGATAAGAATGCCGCCAAATTCCAACCCGGGGATCACGTGATGGATTACGCTTGGTTACAGCCTGCCGCGATTTCTGTAGCGATGGGGGTTAACGCGAATAAGGCCGTCAAGGAAAGGAAAGACGGATACGCGACCGGCTGGAAGGTGGCAGAAAAGGCGTTGCTCGGCGGGCTTGCTTCTGTACTGGAGAATCCGATGGTACAGGGGATTTCTAACGTGATCGACGCCGGAACCGACATCATCAAGAAGAACGATGCCACGAAAGCGAAAGGACTGATTAAGGGCGTACCGGCTTCGTTCGTACCTACACTTCTGAATCAGGCACGTACTGCTACCGATAACCAACAGCGTGAGACGTACAGCAAGGACCTGTTGACAGAAATGGGCAATCTAATCAAAAATAAGTTACCCGGGCTATCCAAAACGTTGCCGGTATCCAATGATTCACTGGGCAATCCGCGTGAACGCATCCAAGGCGGTCAGGAAAACACGGTCCGGCAGTACCTTACATCTTTTTTCAGCCCGGCGAAGCTCACGGAGTATGAGGTGTCGGACGAGGCGAAAATGGTGCTCGACCTGATGAACGACAGTAACGATCAAACGATTCTGCCGCGTATCGTAGACAAGTATCTGTACGTCGATGATCCGATAACGAAGAAGCAGAAGAAGATCGACCTGAACGCGGAACAATTCTCGAAACTGCAGCAGAAAGTCGGGAAGGAGGTAACGCGAAAACTCCAACTCAGCGCGAATTACCTGTCGAACCCAAGTATCCGAACTGATGTGAAAGTAAAGCGTGTGAAAGATATCTTAAGCGAAGTGGGGGCGAAAGCAAGGAATGACCTCCGGGCCGAAATGGGGTACAAGAGGAAATAAACTTCAAAAGGGCAAGCCGCAACTGACGTATGAGTTAATCGTCTTGATTTTGGTCGTCATTGCGATCATTTACTGGGTTGTTAACGGTTCAGGTGCTGAAAATAACGGATTCGAGTAGAGTCGCCAAACGGCGGCTCTTTTCTTTTACCTGGAAAGGAGGGTTACCCATGATTCAATGCGAGATCCCGGTTTGCTCCGTTGACGGAAAGCCTGCCGATCAAAGTCGTATCTACCGCCTGGTGAAACGCTTATGCGGAAAGAAGGTTGCCGACCGGCTGACATATGAAGTCACGGTACCAAAAGATGATGAACCATGACCATCGATTGGATCGCAGAACATTGGGAAGTTTGTTCGGTAATCGGCGCACTCATTCTGCGCGAGCTGACCAAGAACATGGCCAAGACTATGGCGAAGCAGACCGCCGAGAAAATGATCGAGCATTTCCTTTCGCCGCAGGAACGCATGATCCGCGATATCAAACGCAACATGCAGATTATGATGGATCACATGGGCATAGAGGGACAATGGAGTGGAGACGGTCCGATATTCGGGCACAAGGCTCGTCGGAGCTTAATGCGATTGTTGACTGGATTCTCGCGGGTGATTTTACGCAGGACATTACGATGGAGGAGGAGAAAGAGGATGCAGGTCAAGTACAATAAATTCTGGGTCGCCGGGGCCATAACCTTCGCGATATCAACCGTAGTCAAAGCATACGGGCCTAGATGGGGCATACAGCCTCATGAGGGATGGGAGGCATCTATCTATCCCCATGTGTTGGACGCGGTTCAGTACGGCTCCGTGGCGTTCGTAGCGTGGATTAATAAGCACCATATATTTAAAAATCCCGTCACGATCCAGGAACAGTCCGCACCAACGCCGCGCAATTATACCGATATGGTCCCGGTCATGAACGAAGTCCATAAAGGCGTGAACAAACTGTACGAGGATTTGAAAACGGGCAAGGTCAACGAATCTACGCAGGATGCGATTAACGCCTACCTGAGAATCCAGGCAATCCTCAAAGAAAAAGGTGAGCAGGATGCAGGCACGAAAGCCGGGTAACGCAATCGGGGTTGACGTATCGCATTGGCAGGGCAAAATCGATTGGCTCAAGGTACGAGATGCCGGTTACTCGTTCGCCATCTGCAAAGCAACCGAAGGAAGCACAATGCCGGATGACACGTTTACCGCTAATATAACGGGCGCTAAGGCGGCGGGAATGGCGGTAGGGGCATATCACTTCTGCCGCGCTTCAAACGTATCAGAAGCCGTGAGAGAGGCCGAATATTTCATGTCTGTCGTGGATAGTGTCGGCGGAATGGACGCGCTTGATATCCCGCCTATCCTCGACATTGAGACGGTACACGCGAATACACGGCAGGCGATTACAGCGATCTGTCATGCGTGGTTGGAGACTGTGGAGAAGCGGTACAAAGTGAAGCCGATGATCTACTCGTTCCCGTTCTTCATCGACTCCTATCTCGATCCGTCCTTGTCGGCTTATCCGCTCTATTTCGCCAATTACAGCGGCACGGTTCTTCCGGATCGGAACGGATGGAGCGAGTGGACGTTTCTGCAATACTCGGACAGAGGGACAGTACCGGGGATAGCAGGGCCGGTCGATCTGAATGAATATAACGGGACGGAGGATGATCTGATGGGATATAAATTGAGTGCAGAAGATGCCAATTACATCATCGAACGATGGCTGGCGAAGGAGTACGAACATGCATCTGATGCTGACCAGGAACGGCGTCATAGGCTGGCGAATGAGCTCAGGAAAGCAAGTGGACAACCGGAGCAGTAACAAAAAAAGCCCCTGTCTGCTCAGATGGGGGCTATCTTTAACTTTTCGCCTGTGACTGGATCATGCGGCCAATCTCCTTTTGTGAAGTATGCTGGATATAGGATTCGTTCCGCATCAGCAGGAAGGTACGTACCGTCATCGAATCCGATATGTGGCTTCATATCCCAACCAAGCACAACGCCTACGATCTTATGTTTGTCCTTCTGCTTCTGTTGCTTCTTTCGTTTAAACGGCCACACTTTCATTCACTCCTTTCATCGGTCTATTCGATAGGCCGGGGCTAAATTATCTTATTATACGGCTCGCGTTCATTCGGTCGCATCGTCGCCCTTCGGCCTACTCATCCACTTTAGCGGATAATCCCCACCGTCAGGGTCCCTAAGTCCTCCACGATATTCCTCGCAATCTTCCTTTAGTACATATCGGCTCTCATCGACATAGTAACAGTCCGATCGTTCGCTGTAGACCTCGAATACTTTCCCCTTCTGATTGGCATACCACGCATCCGGTTCGTCACACTTGGTTATGACGATTCTCATAATCGTTCACTCCTTATACATCGATATGTAATCCCCATTCTCACACTTTCCCTCGACCACAATTCCGCCGCACTTCGGACAATACTCCTGCTTCTCCATCTCTGGCAGACTGTCGATAATCCCCTGTAACACCGTTTCCGCTTTCATCTGCGCCATATTCGCATTGAGTACGATCTGATGGCTGTAACCCCGTACCATCGAATCAAAAATGCCTTTCCCGGTGTTTTCTACTTTGATTCCCCGGTCCCGCATCTGTCGTCTGAGCTGATATAGTTGTTCCTCGATCTTTTGATCGATTGTATTTTCCCATACTGAGCCGATTAGCGGCCATATGTCTCCGGTTGTTCTGATCTTCTCCATATCTTGTTTATTGTAGGCTTTTGCGTAGAGTAGGGATATGTATTGATCGATTATTGTTCGATCGGTGTCGTCTATTTCTGGACGCATGATATTCTCCTTATTCGGCCTGGGTGGTTCGGTCGAAACGAAGGCCTTCGGCCTGACTTGATCTTTAACTCTTTAATATATTAATCGTGCGTCGTAGTCAGTTCGCACACTTCACATTATAAAATTTTTCTTTATAACCTTTTCTTTCTGACCAATCCTCTCTTGAGTTGCTTAGTTTAATTTCCTCGACCTCATACAGGTCTCTAATATCACAACCAATAGTGTCTGCTATTGACAAGGCGTTATCAAAAGTCATATGTCTCCTATTCGTGCAAAAGAAAGATATTTCCCGCCGATCAAGTCCTGTTTTTAGGGCAAGTTCGGATTGCTTCATCCCGACCTCTCGAAGCCTGTCTTTTAAAAGACATTTTACGATCTGGTACTTCATTCCATATCCTCCTTCGTTATTTCATCGTATCGACCGAATATGCGAGGGCCGTATCGGGGTTATCCTTCTTTCTGTATTTGCTCTAAAGCTTCTTTTATGAACATGTATCCATCCAGATTATAAGCTTTCTTTAATGCTTCTTCTGCAATTTGAATACGAGAGAGTAACTTCTTATGTTCTTCCACATCATGATTCCAACTGGATAATGGTACGATCACATAATCGTCACCTAATATCTTACGTGCTTCTTCTATTCGACTCATTAAGGGAATACCTCCTAAATGATGATACGGCCTCCGCCTGCGGCTAAGTGTTTTCGGTCGACTCGATGACACTTCGTTTTTTCAATTTTTCTTGGACCTTTTTAAACATATCAGCTGAAATAATTGGATCTGACTCTTCCTTCACTTTCTTTTGATTCCAGAATTCCGGCCAGGGTTTATTTACGTTTTCCAATCCTGCCCGGACCTTTAATCGCTCCCAATAGGCATTCATTACTAAAAAAGCTTGATCATCTAAATCGATGTTGTATTTTATAAGACGATTAGCGAATCGAAATACACGACGCACCATATCTGCTTCTCGCTCGTTAATGACCAACTTTCCATCGATGTAATCGTAGCCCCACATGTTTCGTTTCATCTTTGTCCCTCCTTCTCTTTCATCTTCTCCATCCAATAGGCTAACGTTTCCTCCGAGAATGTACCGTGGGGCAGACGTTCGAGATATTCCCACAATTTGCGTTTAACCGGATCGTCCATATTAAATTTTATCGTCTTGTTGCGGATCATGGTAAACCTCCTTTACCTGATTATACTATGGTTTTGACTATATGACTACAATTGGGTATAGGTAACGGATGGTTACGAGACCCAATCCATCTGTAACCTATACCTAAATTATTGAATATTGTACTTGATTTCCACATCTTCTCCGTTATAGATGGTAATACTGTGGATAAGCTGACGGATCGCGTTCTTTTGCGTGAGCCGGTCTCCGGATCCAATCTGATTCTCCCGTTTCTTTACACTCGATGCTACTTTGTCAACTGATCCTTCGGTTTCTCCGCTTTTGAGTTTATCGATTTCTGCATGGAGTCGAACGCGGTCATCGTCGATCCGTTGCCGTGCCCGCTTTAAGTCATCGGCAGAAATCAACTCATCCTCATACGCTTCGATCTGCCTTTGCATCTTTTGGTCCAGTCGTTCGAGTTTAATCTGCAAGTCGCGCAGCTCATCTTCATTACTCTTAGTTGCGCTAATGACTAACTGGAGTTTTGATGGCTGGGAACTGGCTGCGATTTCTTTCAGCTGGTCAACCACAAGATTCTCGATATCGTCCCGGTCAATCCAGTGGTGGTAGCAAATTCCCTTCTCGGTATATCCGGCGCATTTATAGCGGAAATAGTCTTGAATCTTGTTCGTCGCCTTGACATGCTTATGCCGCGCATATCCGACCATCTTATGCCCACAATGGCCGCAGTACAGCAGACCGGATAGAAGCCATCGTTCGTTGTTCGCCTGCTTGTGGGATCGTTTTCGTCCTTGGAGAGTGATTTGGATTTCTTCCCATGTTTCCCGGTCGATGATGGCGGGGTGATGATCTTCGATCACAATCCATTCTTCCTTTGGACGTTTCAGCGTCTTTCCCTCACCATTGCGCCGGTAGGTGCGGTTATAGACCAATGCGCCGAATAAGGTCTCCCGTTTGACGAGCTGGCGCACCGTATTGGGATACCAGAGACCGCCAACCTTGGTCTTAACGTTGTATTCCGGTGAGTTGAGTCGTGTGGCGATCAGGCGCGGGCCATACCCCTCCAGAAGCCAATTCACGATCATCCGTACATTCTCCGCTTCTTCCTCATTAATGACAAATTTTTCGTCCACCGTATCATAACCATAGCATGGTATCGTGAATGCCTTTTTGGTTTCAGATGCTTTACGTGCAATACTGAGCAGATTATCCCGTACCCGTTCCCGTGTCATTTCTCGTTCAAACTCCGCGAAACTGCCCATGTTCTGTAGCATAAGCATTCCCTGTGGTGTATTCAGGTCCATGTCCATGTTCAAACATGTATATTTACAGTGGCACCGCTGGAGCTGATCGATAATCTTTAATGTGTGGTACAGCTTTCGGGAGAGTCGGTCCAGTTTGGTCGTGATGACCATGGCTACTTCCCCGGCTTCAACGTTCCGAAGCAGGCGCGTCAGCTCCGGCCGTTTCATGTTCTTTCCGCTGTAACCGTCATCGACATAAAAAACGGGTGTGCCTAACCCGTTCATTTTACAATACTGGATGATCCGTTCTTTTTGCTCTTCGATGGAGTTACCATGCTTCGCCTGTTCATCCGTACTAACGCGAATATAGGCGGCTATTATGACTTGATGAAAGGTTACGTTCGACATGATGTCCTCCTACAGAAAAAGCCCCGGATTGGGGCCGTATATTCTCGTTATATCACTACATGTCAAGCCGGTAAAGCGGGTAATGTTCGCCATTTTCCGGGATAGGCTCATAACCGTTCGTAGTGGCGATCACATACCAGTCTACGGCGCTCTTATAGCCACGCGCCGCGCAGTATGGGTTAGGACATACCCCGTGGGCGAATAAGCCGTTACGGGTCCATTGTGCTTCGTCGTAGGTGTGTTCGCATTCTCTGCACCATAGGTAGCGCATGGCGGTCACCTCATAATCGTGGGACTATTTCCCTGTTTCGTCGAATTGACTAAAAATTCGGTAAAATCCGACTTCCTACCCTACCAAATGTCGACAGGAAATCGTATACTCTCTGTACGGACAAGTATCGAACATGAGTCAATATGAAACCGCTTAACGTAATAACACCAATTACACCCATAACGAACGGGCATACCCGACGAAAGCCGGGGACGCAAAACTAGAAGGGGCTACAGCCGAAAGGCCATGCCAGCCAGTTGCCGATTATGGGTTTCGCTGTCCTTTTGACTAGGACTTTTGAACTAGGCTAAATGATTTTTAACCTTACAGCTGAGAGCGGGTGGGAACAAATTGTTCGACACATGTTTCAATCTATAGGTTGAAACTCTCCTTGGGGCAGAGTAGGTTTTTCTACTCTGTATGTCTCTCGTCATCAATTTCCCACTCATACAGGTCATATGTGGTGATGTTCAGGATTTGCGCGACTGATTCAGCAATTTCCAACGACATCAACTTGATATTCCGCACATAATTTGAGACCATTTGTGGTGAGAGGGAAAGGCGATTGGCAAGCTCGGTTTGAGTCATGCCGGCTTGTTTCAATCGTTGACGCAGAAGACATCTCCCGGCCCGGAGACGTGTCATGCGTACCTCTCTCTTTTTTATTCAATTTTAGGTTGATGCAAACGCATGTTCGTATTAAAATTAAAAACGCGAACGAAATTACATCCAATGAGAACAGGCGGTGCTGCATGGAGCAGAAAGATACTTTCTACATCAACCGGGAAGCATTCATTAGACTAAGCATCGATCCAAAGGAAGCGGTCGAATACTTGGAAAACAAGGAAGCAATCGACATGAATCCTGCTCATGTTAAAGCTCTTGGCCTTTTGAAGATGCCTGTTGAGAATGTTTCATAAAGCGTTTGGCACGAACGAAAGCGATAAATTCTTTCACTTCCTCATCGGATAGCGTGATGTTGTCCACTTTGAAATTCATTCTGTCGATTATTTCCTCATCCGTTAGTTCAAGATCTAGATATTCAATCAATTTGTCTACTGCATCTTTGTTTTCTTCTCGCATATGGCCAGCTAACCTCATTAATTCGTCATAAGAATAGTTATAAGCCTTAGATAATGACCTTAAGCTGTCTGGCGATGGGGTTATTGGCGCGCCTGTATTCGGGTGTCTGCCTTTCTCCAAAGAATCGATATATGAATGACTCAATCCACTCTTTTCGGCAGCCTCTCGGAGGCTCATTCTCCCCCGTAACTTCCTAAGGAAACCGCCGATCTCACTCAACAATTTCACCCCCTGTATAACGCATCATACACATTGTATTACAATTGTTTATTTTTTAAATAAGAAAACTTGTACGATATGGTTGACAACATGTACAACTAGTAGTACATTATATATGTGTACAACGAGTAATACAGAAAGGAGGAACACGAATGAAGAATACTCTCGGTTTTCTCATTGAATCACATGGGCTTGAAATCTCTACTCTAGCGCGTGAACTTGGTTGCTCTCGTAGCACAATTTACAGGGCGCTAAAGGGAAAACCGTGCTCAGGTGAATTCATGCTGAAAGTATCGTCGTACTTTGGAAAAGATGTTCGGGATATTTTTTTTACCCCAAATGTACAACGCATAGTACAAAGAAAAAACAAAACAGCATAAGGAGTTGATTGTATGAGCCAGTTAGTCAAAGTTACGAGCAACATTTTCGGAGAAGTTGAAGTGGACTTCTTTAAAAACGAGAACGGCGACATCATTATGACAGCCGAACAGATCGGCAGTGCACTTGGTTACACGAACCCGAGCAAAGCAATTCTCAACCTGTACAAACGAAACGAAAAAAGATTTGAGAAATTTTCAACCACCCTCGAAACGAGGGCGCTTGATGGCAAGTTGCGTGAGACGCGGATCTTTAACGAAAAAGGGATTTACGAAGTAATTCGTAAGTCCACGCAGCCCAAAGCCGATGAATTTTACGATTGGGTATTTGATGTCATCCAGCAAATCCGAAAGACTGGTTTCTACATGACAACTTCTGATGTAAAGGTGCCGGAACTTCTCGAAAAGGTAAACCAACTCGAACACAAGATTGATTCATTCGTTACCCTGACTTCCTACGAATCGAGTTTGTTGCAAAAAGCTATTGCCAAGCGAGTATGCGGAATCCAGCCGGATAAGGACGAACGCGGAGAATTGTTCCGCGAGGTACACCGGGAAATCCGCGATCGGTTCGGCGTTCCGAGTTACCGTGATGTTGCGCGAGTTGATTTCCAAATGGCGATGAACTACGTGACAAACTGGGTACCGAAGAAAAGGGCCGCCTAATGCAAATCAATATGACAACCGCAAGACTTAACAAATTGGCTGATGAATGTCACGCCGCCTCAATGGCTTATATCGAAATCGTTACAAATGCGGCCATCGATCAAATGCAACTGTACGGAATCGAGCCATCAGAAGAAAACATCACCGTACCAAACATCGCCATGTATGCGGCAAAAAGATTAAACGTTCCTGTCGAATCAATCGAACCTGAACTAACCAAATTTATGGTCCTGGAAGGAATGGCAGGATACGAATAGGAGGCCACATCATGACCAAACGGAAACCGCTGAAACTGGTGAAACAGGTCAATCTCCAGAATGAAGAAATCGATCCTTCACAATATCAAGACTTCGCCAATAAGACCGGGGCCGCCGTAAAGTCCTGGGAAACCGGCAATGTGTACAAAGTGAAAGAAGGGGCTTAACAAATATCCCTATTATACCTGAATGATTACTAAAGTGATACTTATTGTTTACAGAATTAAACAAATTGAAATCTTCTTATACGGCCTGCGCTGATTCGGTCGGGTCGAAGAACAAGCAAATACTTAAACCAGGAGGAAAGAAAATGAATTTAAACCTAAGCAACGTAACCAAAAGCCAATTGCGTGATTTCGTGGACATCAAGATTAACAAGCGCAAGCGTGATCTGTGGAACGAGATTACGGAGATCGTAACTAGCCGCATGTCAGAAGCTTTAAAAACCGTTCTCGGCGATGTATCTGAGTTGGAGCGCGTAGCAAGCCGGTTCGAGGACTTGCTGACGGAAAAGATTCACCTGATCGGCGATGGGTGCGTTCCAGAGTATTCGAAAACGGCCGCAAGAGAGGCTAACAAAATCTACAAGGCACATAAATACTTCTTGGATCAAATCGTGCACGATGCTTTGACTTCGCTTAGAAACCCGACTCAAAACTATTACAGATTCAAATGCAAGTCGCTGATGGAAACATACAACGCGCTTGAATCGGAATTGAAGGAAAGATTAAAGATGTACAACGTTGGCTTATCTACACTGAATACTGAACTGAACAACGCCATTAGCAACGAACCGAACGGAAAACGCGGATACAACGCGTTAGTTGCTCTAGGCGTGGACATGTCTGATTTCGCACCGAACGGAAATCCGAATCTCCCGGCCGTTGTTAAATTGTCTGTTGATGTTTGTGTGTTGAATGGTGACTGCGACAAGAAAGAGTCTGCATAAGGCCGCAGGCCATCGAGTCGAACGAATAGGCGCGAGCCGAAAGAAGGTCTACTATGTGTCCATCTTGTCAAAAGAAAGATCAAGAAATCGAAGAACTCCAACGGATCATCGCCGCTTATGAAGCGGAATCACTGATTAATGCCGGTCGGTTTCGGCAGTTTACGGCGGATCCCATTTTAGCTGCACAGACGTTTGCTGATCTACAAAAACGATTGAAGCAAAACGGAATGGAGGTAAGGACATGATAGGGAAAGCAAGCGAAGTGAATATCGCCGAAATGGAAGTTGACTCAATCAATAAGTGGATACATGACAACCAAGAAGCGACGATCATCGATATCAAATACTCATTTCATCCAGAAGGATTCTCGTGGGCACTCATCATCTACAAGGAGGACGCACAATGAACGCGATATGGAACACCATCGACGAATTACGCAGCCAAATCCATCCCGATGACGAAGGAGCGCACTATCAACTCGACGATCTGGAAATTCAACTCCGCGAGTTGGAGTCGAATGTCGAGGCGATGCAGATGGAAATCGCATTACTGAAAGGTGGACAAGCCCGTGGAAAAAGTGAAGCTGCCTAAAGATGTGGCGGAAACGATTGAAATCATTAGAAAGGCCAATAAACACCCGATCCGTTCAACTATGGACTTCATTTATTGCGAGGGAGAGGATTGGGATTTTCACGAACCCTCCATAACACTCAAGAAATATTGCGAAATGGATCGTTCGCAGAGGATCGAAAACATAGTTGTTGCTTTAGTCAATGGGTACGAAATTGAACCGTCGCCGGAAGAGAAGGTAAAGGCGTACTACGATGAACAATCTAACGTTTTTTCCAAAGATCAGCTCCGGCAAGACAATACACCTTATGCAATCAGAAAAGTGCTTAATCTGCTCGGCATTGAAATCGAAGGTGTAAATACATGAACACATGTGTGGAATACTTGGTACTCACCGAATGCGGCAGACGCTTCTGCTGGAGCGCAATAGACGAAGAAAGCCTGCGGCGTGACTTGGAATACCGGCACTACAAACCAACGTTCGTGCAACTTTACAGCGAATATGAAGCGGAAATGCACCGGAAAGAGGAGCAGGAGAAGCTGGTTGCCGAGCATACCGCTGATGTGAAAGGGGAGAAACCTGCGGCATAAAGGCTTATTCGGCCTCTCTGCGTTAGGCGGTCGAAGAATCTCGAATAGGTCAATAACAAGCGAAGGATGGAGAATCGGAATGAGTGATAAGTCAATATCATGGAAACCAATGAGCATGTATGTTGCAGATGTTCTTTACACGTTCGGTGGATTGAAAGGTATGAACGCCAAAAAAATAACTAGAAGAGGAACAATATTGACCATAACACTAAATAGTGGTGATCTGCTGACTGTTAATCCACTAGATACGATTACTCAAGGATCTTACGGTGAATTGACCATTAAAAAAATGGAGTGAACATAATGCGTGATATAAAGTTTCGTTACGTATTCAAGAATCATTTAGGCGAAACAGCAAGCCTGGTGTTTACCATAGAACAAGTTGAAGGAACGACAAACTTTCAAGATAAGGTAAAACAGTCAGTCGGATTTGATTTTCGCTTGATTGGAAGAGATGAATGCATTGGATTAACTGATCGTAATGGTGAAGAAATTTGGGAAAACGACATTCTCAGAAGCCCGAATGGCGCAATTGGAGTTGTGTGCTTCCACGAAAAATGGGGATCATTCTACTACAAGACAGCGTTCGGCATTAACGAATACGGCAAAATCGTTCGTAGGATCAGTTCGGTCCGGTTCACGAATCACGCTCATAAGTACGAACGTATTGGAGACATCCACTCTACACCGGAACTACTCGAAGGGAAGGAATCATCGTGAGCCTGCTGATTGAAGAAGCAAAGAAACTGTATGAGGGCTGGAATTGGGAACAAGTCGCAGAGAAATTAAGTCCCTCCGATCGCGGCGCATTCCTGGCTATCGTCGGTTCTTATCAAGACTTAATCAAAGAAATCGAACGACTCCAATGTTATGAAGTCGACTATCACAAAGCGGTAGAGGACTTTCTACAACAACGACGAGATTATGAATTTACCATTATCAATTTAAGGAACCAGACTGACAAATTGAAAGAGCAATTAAAAAAGCATCAATAATCTCATACGGCCCCCGCGTTGCTGAGCTGTTCGGTCGATTCGAAGAAAGGACGAAAAGAAAATGACAGAGGCTGAACTGATGGAAAAGATCAAGGCGATAGGATTACCAGAAGGTGACGAGCGGATAAAAGGCATCGTGTGCCAGTTGATCGGACATAGCCGCATTGTAACCAGGTGTTTCGGATATGTTCATTGCGCTAGGTGCGAGAATCAGATAGGTGACTCGCTTGGCGGTTACTGGAACGGAGAAAACGCAGTAGTAGTAGGTCATAACTGCGAAACATGCCGCACGAATTACGAAAAGATGGGATGGCAGGACAAACTATTTTGCCCGGATCCGTTCGAAGAACCGATGTTTGAAGATAGCGAAGAATCGGAAGGAGAATCCAAATGAACATCACAAACCCCAACTACAAACCACCCCAGAATCGAAACATCGTAACGTCCTGCTGTAACGCACCAATCGTAACCGGCGCAATACACGATCCGCATCCTCTAGGATCGGATGAATACAACGGGAACGGCATCACCTACAAAGTTAATCGCTGTGAAAACTGCGGTAACGATGAATTCGCGGCAATCGACGTATGCGAAGGATGCGGCCTGCGGGAATGCGAGGGATGCGGCGTATGACCAGGGATGAAGTGTTAGCGATGAAGCCGGGGCGGGAATTGGATGCGCTGGTAGCAGGTCGAGTGATGGGCTGGCGAGTGTTCGAAACCAAGCTTATCAAAGATGGATATGTCGCTTATCTTGCGGACTTCAACCCATCCACCAACATAGCCGCCGCATGGGAAGTCGTGGAGAAGCTACACTCAACGGGAAAATACAACCTAGCCTTGGAGTACTACCCGAATGAAAAAGATTGGGGCGCTGATTTCGACGAGTGGGGAATATCGTCCCAGGCGGTAGCCGTAACAGCTCAAGAGGCAATCGTAAAGGCCGCATTACTCGCGGTGATGGAACTATGACCAACCTCACAATCGCCGTATGGGTCATAGCCATCGCCTTAATATCCGCTATATCGGTACAAGCCTTATGCAAAAGGAGGTGGAGAGAGTAAATGAGCTATCAAGAGTTGTACCAACGTTACCGGCAGGCGAAGCAAGGCATGTTCGAAGCGAGAAACCCGGAAGAACGTCAACTGTGGCTAGAAATGTACCACTGGACTTTACAAGAAATAAGGAGCTTGAACGCGGCAAACGCTCAGCTCCCAATGTAATCCCCCGAGAAGGAAATTACTCATGTGAACATTGTACCACAGAAACGGAGGTAGTGAATATGCGATTGTACGACCTCACAGAGCAATACACGGACCTGCGCGACCTATTGGAGCAGGATGCAGATAACGAAGCGTTACAGGCCATGCTGGACGGTATAGGCGGCAAGATCGAGGACAAGATCGACAACGTGCTGGCGATCCGCAACGAGAAACGGGCGAACGCGAAGATGTGCCGGGAGGAGGCTCAACGTCTCCTGGCACGTGCGGCGCAGGAAGAGAACCAGGCGAATCGGCTTGAGATTATGGTGGAATACACGATGCGGCGAACGGGAGTCGATAATGTCAAAACGAACCGGTTCACGGCATGGCTGCAGAACAATCCGCCCTCGGTCGAGATCGTGAACCAAGTCGAAATCCCCGAAAAGTATTGGAAGCCGGTTGATGCAGTACTCGATAAGAAAGCCATTAAAGAAGCGATCGACGCTGGGGAATCCGTTCCCGGCGTTACGCTGAAACAAAGCGAATCGCTTCGGGTGAGGTGATAAGCATGGATTCTGCTGAAATCATGAAGCGATTGCAGGAGCCATTCCCACCGGAAGATATCGAGTGGCGTGTAGGCTCTACGAACGGCGACAAGACCAAGGGCATCGCGCTGGCATACGTCACGAATCGGGCCATTATGAACCGCCTGGACACCATATTCGGCCCGTTCGGATGGAAAAACGAATTCCGTGAATGGAAAGGAACCAGCCAACTGTGCGGCATATCGATCAAGGTCGAAGGTGAATGGATCACTAAATGGGACGGAGCTGACGACAGCCAAACGGAGGCGGTCAAAGGCGGGTTGTCTGATGCGATGAAGCGCGCCGGTTATCAATGGGGAATCGGGCGGTACCTGTACAATCTCGAAAACATGTGGGTGCCGATCGAACCGGCAGGAAAGTCATATCGGCTGAGAGAGGAACCGAGACTGCCGCACTGGGCACTCCCGGAAGGTTACGAGTACAAAGGCAAACAGCCTGCATCGACTCCACCGCCGCAAGCGGCTGAATCCAATGCACCGGAAGAGGACAAGAAGCAGACGAGCGGACAAACGGGAACAACGCCTCCTAAGTCGGAGGGGAACGGAGTCCCGATGTCAGACGCGCAGCGCAAATACATCTACAAGATCAAGAGCGAGAAGAAGATAAACGACGATGATTTCAAGCGCATTGTATCGGAGTTGGCGGACGGGAAAACGGAAGTATCAAACCTCAACAAGATGGAAGCAAGTAAGGTTATCAATTTCCTCGCCAGTTACCAAGTCGCATCGTGAGGTGACCTATGGGCATCGGACAAAAGAAACAAAAGCCCGAATATACCGCCTGTACCTGTAAACGGTGTGGCAAGGTAACGGAACGTCGCACAATTGCTCTAACAAGCCTCTCTAAGCACTTCTGCGGCCCTTTATGTGTTCGGGAGTATCAACACAGCCGGAAGGTGTCCAAAGCCCGTACAGCGCGTTTTAAGCCGTCTGCGAGGCAACGTGGTGCGATCAGTCCGAAGGTGCGGAAACAGTTACGGGAACGGTCAAATGGACAGTGTGAGCGGTGTGGTGGTGTCGCCGCACATGCGGCCCATATCAAGAGACGATGGAAGCATGAGGTACCGCCTACGGTGGAGGATTTACTTCACCTTTGCATTACGTGTCATGCCTGGGCGGATCAGACGCGGGACGGTAGGGATTGGCTCAAAAGCTTTGAAAAGCCACAGATCGTTTAGCGGCTCACGCTGATTCGGTCGAATCGAAGAAAAATCAAATGCTAAGGAGCAAATACAATGCCATTTTACAAGATTTATTTCGGATTAGGTGGAGGTTACGGCGGCGCTCGTTACGACAGTACAGAAGAGTTTGACAACGAAGAAGAGGCCGAAGAATACGCATATGAACGAGCTTGCGAAACATTCGAGTCATACAACGGTTTATACGGCCTGCAAACGGTCGAGGAGATCATGAAAGAGGAAGGCGTAGACGAAGAATACGCGGAAGAAATGTGGAACGAACAGCGTGATAACTGGGTTGATTATCGGGTTAAACTGGCAACCGGCCCCGATGATACAGACGATTAACAGGCCGAACGGCCTCCGTATCGACCGAACCACACAGCGATAGCGGAGGCCGTACCCCTGATTTAGAAAGGAGCATATCCCATGAATGAACTTAAACGAGAAATAGAAGAAGCATTAGCGAAAGCAGCGGTTAGACCTGACGGAATCATAATCAAAGAAGAATCTAAGTATTTTCCATTGCATTGGTACTTCGAAAAAGGGAACGAAGAATTGCGTGACAATTGCCTTTATTGGCTCCGTCAACTCCTAGACGAGAACCAACGACAAGAGGTAGAATGCGAACTTTTAACGGCGCAAAAGATGCATTTAATAGACGAGAACCAAGATTTAATGCGGCGTTTAGTTCGTTTAAGTAAAGTTTTATCTCCTTCGGCTTCCGAACTCCAAGCACTTCGAGACGAGAACCAAGCACTACACAAAGAACGTGATTTTTACAAAGAAGATCGGGACCGTTGCGAGCGTTTGGAACGCAAAGCATACGAACAACTTGAAGCACAAGCGAAGGAAATTGAACTACTGAAACAACGTCTGCTTCTGCCGGAAGGTGTTTATCTTGGATACGAAAATTTAAACGCTGAACTTCAAGCACTACGAGAAAGAGAAGTACGATACCGGGAAGCATTGGAATGGTATGAACACCCCAAATGGGACGACAAAGGCGAACGCGCCCGTAACGCACTCATAGGAAACCAAGAAGAAGGGATGCGCGGATAAAAATGCCGGAACTTAATAGGTGGGCAGAGATAAAGAAAACTCGGAAAGATCATAACTGTTTCGGTTGTCGCTCCGTAATACCAGCAGGATCGAAAGCGCACTATTACGCTGGTGTGTTTGAAGGCGAATTTTCAGCTAATCATTACTGTGAGCCGTGCTTCGATTTCCTTGATAAGCATCCTGACTACTTTGAGGAAGGTATCTTTTGCGGCGAAGTAGCTTACGCGAGGGAACATGAAGAAGGGATATAACCCCCTTATCCTGCTTGGGTATTGCGGTCGACTCGATGGCGCAAGCGCAAAAAACAAAAGAATAGGCGGTGCTCACATGGATGATCTTTGTCATATGTGCGACGGAAGCGGTAAAGACAGTGACGCTGTAGCTGCAGCCTCGTATCCAGACCACTGCACCAATTGCGGAGGCACTGGAATAGAACCTGAAGTTGCTGACGAAGAAGACGAAGAAGACGAAACATTATGAATAGGTGGTGTTCATGAGTGGATTGTTGCCATCATTGCGGTTCCGATGAAGGATATTACACAAAGATGCAAGTTAGCGGACGAATTACAACTAGATTTAAATTCGACGGTAGCGAGGCGGAAAACGGCGATATGTATGAGTACCTGAAATATAAAGGCGGCAAGTATGCTTACTGCTTAAACTGCAACAAGCAAATATTCCGCATGGAAACAAAATGAATAGGCGGTGTTCATGGTGAAGTGTTCTGACTGCCAGCACGCGAGGAAACGGAGCATTCCGAGGAATGGTAACAGTGCATCAGCTGGAATCCGTTTCTCCGAACACGTTTACGAGTGCCGGCATCCCAACGTAAGGCATACGGTGCATAGTTTGGGTTTTACGGGGAAGACGAGCCCAAGCAATTGCCCGCTAAAGTAATTCGATGAATATCGAGGAACTTGAGGAGGGGAAATTCTATGTTTAAAGCTAAGCATTCATCTGGTGTGGTCTACAAGATATACGCCGTGCAGCAACTTGAAGACGGTTTAACGCAGTTTTTGATTTATCACGAAGGTGCACGCAATTGGCTTTGGTGGTCTGCGCTGGACTTCGATCCATACGAACAGGATGAATATTGAGGAACATAGGAGGGCATCCAGCATGAATGAAACCGGACGAATGATGAGATACCGTCCTACCTTTACGGGAACGATGGATTTTCATGTTGATTCGCTATCATGCTAGACGATGTAGTCATGGTGTTCAGAATTGGCATTTTTATCGGATTAAAAGACTTCAAAACCGCTTATACGGCCTGCGCTGATTCGGTCGATTCGATGGCGGCATAGCCGCAAAACCAGAGGAGGAGAAGCAAAAATGTCTATCGATAAAATCACAGTTGTAGGCGGTTCGCTCCGTGCTACATTCCTAACCAACAAACTGACGGAGCAAGATTACGCAATTGGTAAAGCATACGCCTGGTTAAGCATGTTAAAAGACAGACAACAACCGCGCAAATGGATGAGGCCGTCTGCTAAAGGAACAAACATCAATTTCGACATCATTATGAATAAGGAACAACTGGAACAAGCACAAGACGAACTGGAACTTTATTTAAAACAGGTTAACCGCCAATTCGGTACAGACCTTGAACTAACTCACCACAAGCCGCAGGCCAACGAATCGACCGAATCCGCATAAGCCGGATAAAACCCATCCAAAGAGAACAGGAGAGGAATCACTTCTTCTCCTGCTCCTGAAAGGTACAAAAAATGATGTAGAGGGAGGGAGAAGGGGATGGCAAAGGATTGGGATGACTTTAAGCAAGTGTACAGGAAAAGGCAGCAGGAGTTTACTGAGTGGAGATTCAAACGGCTTGAGGAAAAGGTAAGCTCACCCATCGAACGTATCATGCTAATAGCTCTTACGGATGAGTTTGAACAGTGGGAGCCAAGGATGACAATCGAATACCAAAAGAAAATCGATAAGTACATCGTTGATTTTCTTTTAACCTACGATTCCAGCGAGAACGGAATAGTCAAAATCATCGTAGAGTGCGACGGTCATGACTTCCACGAACGCACCAAGGAACAGGCTGCGCACGATAAGAAACGTGATCGATATTTTAACGAGCGAGGATATATCGTTCTCAGGTATACCGGAAGCGAAATTGTAAGGGATCCGTTCAATTTAACTGACACCATATACGGAATCATGGTTCGTAAAGATGGGGTGTTGAACGATGGCTCGTAAAGTCTTCGTATCAAGCGCAATGTCAGCAGATGAGACGTTAAGCGAAATAGCCGAAACTGAGCCTATGGCTGCTATAATGTGGCCGTGGTTACTTACCTACTTTGACGATTGGGGGCGTGCGAAAGCATCCCCGCGTGAAATCAAAAACAGTGTATTCCAGGCTAATCCTATTATAACGATCGATCTCATCAAAAAGGCATTGCAATTATATCATCCGCATCTTATTCAGCTTTACGAAGTGGAAGGCAAATGGTACATGTGCATCCCTTCGGATAAATGGTTCAAGTTTCAGACGCATATCAGAAGTAGCAAGCGGGAAACGGATGCAAGTAAAATACCGGCTCCCCCCGACTTCGAACCTGATAACGATAATAGCGCGCAAATGCGCGAGATTGCGCGAGGTGTCGCGGAGGTTGCAACAAGTGCGCGTGATTACACACCTTCACCTTCACCTTCTCTTTCACCTTCACCTTCAAATTATTCTCCTCCTTCTCGTATACGCGAGAATCCGTTCGGACTTTTCGAAACTCACAAATTCGGAAAGTTGGATGATATTACGAGAGATACAGTCGGTGATGATATCGATATGTATAGCGAGGAATGGGTAGTACGGGCAATAAAAGAGTCGGTGCTAATCAACAAAATTTCGTGGAAGTATGTACAAAGCATTCTCGAAAGGTGGAAGAAAACAGGGCACCCGGAGCCGTGGACGCTTGAGAAGCAACAGAAACAGCCAAAGGATAACAAAGTGACGAATTTCCCGAGGCGCAGCAATTCATACCAACAGTCGAACAAGCCAAAGCTTCCGGTTGCTCCAGCTTCATCGGGTGCCCCCATGTCGGAAGATGAAATCGAGCGGATAAGAAACTTAGCCAGGAGAATGAAGGAGGATGGAACACAAGATGGAGACGAGACTCGATCCGCGTCCGCTATACCCTGACAGCGCAATGTGGGAATCGATCCTCTCCCGCGCCTCGCCTGGACTGTACCTGAAACTATGGACGGTGCGAAGTGCTGGCGCGGTGATCGAGGACGGGAAGATCAAACCGGGACTGTTGACTCAGGAAGAATGGGATGAAGTAGTCAGACCGCATTTAGCGCCGTATGCGAATGAAATCAAGTTTCTGTTAAAGCGATTGGACGAATTAAAAGGCGCATAAGTGGAGGGATAACCGTTGTCGGATAATATCATCCAAATTGATGTGATACGTGTAGAACGGAGAAAGCCGCGTAAATGTGTATGCCAAGAACGTCACTACACCATCGACACTGTAAACCGCGAAGTGACATGCGAATGTGGAATGGTTGTCGATCCGTTTGAAGCTATGCTCGATGTAGCCAGGCACTATGAACGGATTAATGAACAACATCAAGCACTTGACGCACAACGCCGGGAGTGGATTAAACAAAAACCACACTCCGTTTTGTTCAAACGGCTGGAACAGCAGTACATGCGCGGTGAAATGCTCCCGTATTGTCCGAAATGCGAAAACTTGTTTGATTTCAAAGACGTGAGATGCTTTGGGAACGCCGAGTTTTATCGCAAATTGGAGAAATCAAGGCGCTAGCGCCATCGGATCGACCGAAATACCCAGGCCGTAAGAGGAATTAATAAAATCTTGGTTAAAGCGATTAAATGATTTAAAAGGCGCTTAAAAGCGATGGAGGAGGGGATAGGGTGAGAGTCGGAATACTGGACATCGACACGAAGAAAGAAACAAACGGATTCGGGCGAAAGTCCAAGTATCCGAATATCGCATGTGGAAAAATCTACGGCTATCACAAACTAAACGGCGATGAAGTGATTTATCCGTACAACGGCGAGAAGGTAGACCGCCTTTATATATCGACTATTTTCACGAACACCCGTCCAATGATAAAGCGGATGCTACCATATTGGGAACAACGGGCGGATGAAATCCTGATCGGAGGAACTGGATGGGATGATTACACGAAAGCGCCGTACACCATAACCGAATTACCTCCCGAGATAGCCGATATCCCGCATTATCCGTGGACATACGAAATGTATGACATCGATTATGGAATTGGATTCAGTACAAGAGGTTGCCACGTTGGATGCGCGTTCTGCGTGGTGCCGAAAAAGGAAGGGCGCGAGGAATACCGGGAAACGCGGGTGCGGGACTTGATTAATCCGCGAGGCAAACACTTGATCCTGATGAACAACAACAGCCTAGCACATAAGGACTTTTTCGAGGATGTCGCGGAAATCAAAGAACATGGACTCAGCATCCATTGGGACCAGGCAAACGACATCACACTCGTCACACCGAAGGGATTGCCGAAGCGCTGGCCTCAGTCAACTACCGGGGATTCGACGGGAAGAAAAAGCAGTTATTCTTTGCTTTCGACCTGTTAACCCGGAAGAAGATTGATCCCGAACACGGCGGAACGGTCATATACGACATGACGAAGGAGGTGCCGGAAAAGGTAAAACTATTGGCTGAATACGGTATACCAGCTCACCACCTGGTGTTTTACATGCTGATTGGGTTTAACACAACCGAGGAAGAAGATTTGCAACGTGTGGAGATTCTCCGATCGCTCGGCTGTGAGATTTATCCGATGTTGTTCCGTGACCTTAACGGCAGGCCTGGAGTGGACGGAAACGGTAAGCCGCAGTCATTCCATGTACGGGCTTTGCGGGACTGGATCAACAGTGGTGTTTATCGCAAGACCCCATTCAAAGATTTTGAAAGACGGACATCGCACAAGAAGAAACGAGAGTTCGAAGATATGCAGATGGCTTTCAATTTTTAGCGCGAAGCGCCGTCGAATCGACCGAATCCACGCGAGCCGATAAAAAATCCCACAAAGGAGGAATAAACCCATCATGACCATAACCGAAACAGAAGCCTTTATCCTCGACTGCATCAAACAAAATATCAGCGTAGCGAACATGGTCCGAAAGCGGGGATGCGATGACAGTTGCATCACCAAAGCCATAACCAAATTGATCCGCAAGGGCATCATTGTCCGCGTGTCTACCGGAAAATACGAAATCTTGAACGACAACGTGACGGTTAGGACGAAACGGGAACCGGTCCCGAAAACAGCGCAGGGACGGAAAGACAAACCGGATAACCTGGTTAAGCTCATGGTGGTCCCCTTAACCGAGGAACAAAAGCTATATGCAGACGGACATAAGAAGCAAATGACCCGCAGCCAACTGGCCAAACGGTTAGGCGTACCGAAAATGCAGCTAAATTTCTACTTGGGAGGCAACGATGCCTCATGAACAAGAGCAAACATGGTTTTCGTTGCTGTACCTGTTGCCACAAGCGCTATAACCGGTGCTACTTCCCATATCACAAATGCAAGGGGGTGGCAAAGACATGAACAACCGAGCAGTCGTAACCTGTAACGAGGGATTTATCAGCGCACAGATGAGTTATATCGAAGCGGTCAAATTCGCGCATCTGCTGGAAGAGCGCGGAAACTATCAGGTAAAGGTGAGGTTGGTATGAGGACCATAATCGCAGAATTCCCGATCTACGTAAAACCGATGGGCGCCGTACGCATGACTCAGCGGAGCAAATGGAAGGATGAACATGCACAAAAATATCTCAGCTACAAAGACGCGATCGGGTTTGCGGCGAAACAGCACATCAAAGAACCATTGAACAAGCCGATCAGCGTGAAACTGGCCTTTTACTATCCGATGCCGAAAAAATGGAGCAAGTCCAAGAAAGACGATGCAAACGATCAAGGTATCATGCCGGTGGTGAAGCCGGATATCGACAACTGTATCAAAGGCGTATTCGATGCGCTGAACAAAATCGCCTGGACTGATGATAACCTCGTGGTCGATGTATGGAGCATGAAACGGTACTCGCACAAACCAATGATTGCTGTGACAATCGAGGAGGTGATCGCGTGAAACCACTGGCACACGTCCACTGGCTGGACAACGGCGATGAAAAGTCGGTGCCGCTCTACGATCAACAGTCGATTGCATCCGTCACAGCCGGTTTGAGACGCGAGAAAGTCGCCTATTGGGTGTGTATGAACAGCATGGACATCAGAATACCACCTGTAACGCAATATACGCCACGTAGAGACACGCTGGCGAGTGGGTAGGGTAAAGACAGCGGTAAGGGATTGAAACGCGTTAGAAACGAAAATAGGAGGTTATTTGCATGGTATTCGAAATCGGAAAATATTACGGTCATCCCAGCGGTGAACAAGTGGCAATCGTAGGAGAGGTTAGCACGACGATGTACGGGGGTTGTCTCGTCGCAGAATCTAGTTCCAGTCCTGATTTAAAACCATTTGGCAAGGATGAATCGCACGCAGAGAACTGGTTTGAAATAACGCGGGACGAGTGGATGAAAAATTTCTCTTAGGCCGAAGGCCATCGAGCCGACCGAACGACCCAGCGAAAGCGGGGGCCGAATCCAATCTTGAGGAGGTTAAAAAAATGTACACCTATGACATGTATAAAAACGCAGACAACGAAGCCAGTAAAGACTTCATCGCAAGAAAAATGGCAGACGAACTGCAATTTTACAAGAACAGGTGTCAAACACTCGAACAAAACAAACCCGATCCCCTCAAGGTGCTGGAATTCCGCAAGCCGATGCACCGCATTAAGCCGCCGAATGATGCATCATAAAGCACAAAATGTTGGGATAAACCCGCGCAAGACCTACTAATTGTGGTATAATAGGTATTATCTATGAAAGTCAACGGATTAATAAGTAAACATTATAGGAGGCATGGAAAAAGATGAATCGAGAAGACCTGGAAGCACGTTTAGACGAGGTACAGCAAAACATTTCAATTGAAAAACAGCGCGGCCCGGAGAAGAACGCGGAACAAATCGCCATTTGGGAGCAGGAAGAAGCGGATATTCTCGCACAGATGGATCAACTGGAGAAGCAGGCCGTATCCGAACAGATCAACCAGGCGCACACGGACCGTGTTACAGCGGCATCACAGGAAATTGCATCAATTTTGGATACGATCGAGTTTGAAGGGATGAGCATGCGCCAACTGTGCGCCGGCGAACCGCAGTATCAGGCGCTCCGCATTCTTGCTCAACAGGCGTACCAAGACCAAGCTCAGAAGTACAGTGACCAACTCCGCGCAGCCGAAGAACGGGAAGCGCAACTCAAACGGCAGAACGATATCCTGCAACAACGAATTAACCAATCCGAGACGGAAAAACTGCAGTTGCAGACGGAACTCAACGACCGTGAATCGAAACTGCAGGCGGCAACGAGCGAAATCGACCGGCTGAACAGTCAGGTGGATGACCTTCGCAAGGAAATCGCAGTCGGCGCACGAAGCGCGGTCAAGGTGCAGGACGTGGATCAACTGACCCAACTTCGCAACCTGGCGGCAGAGATCAAGGCATCGCTTATCCCGATCTACGACAAGAAAGAAATGGACTTCAAAGGCACACGATACAGCGCGAAGCTGGCGAAAAGCGGGGAAGAAATCGAATTTTCGTATCTGGAATCGCCAAAGTATTACGAAGTCACACCGGAACAGGTGCTGGACTTTCGTCGCCAATACGAAGCCGAGCAGGCCGAACTTGCTGCGCAGAACGATACGAACGATCAGCCACTGGCTGAACCCGAGCAGGGCCATGTAACGGGTGAACAGTTTCAAACCACGGATGAAGTACCGCCCGTATTACCAGACGTACAAGCACCCACCGTTGATCGAGAGGTGGCATCAGAGGCGGGAACAGATGCTGTCAGCCGAGAGGAAGTTGACGCACGATTCAAACGGATCGAGGAACACTTGGGACTGAAATCCTGGCGTTATGACGGCGAGGTGGCGTAAATGGAGTTTAAATACGAAATTGATACGAGAGTAAAAACGTCCAGTGAGCTCGTCATTTATCATACGGATGATGAAAGCGGCGAAGAGTACGAAACCGTTATTCCAGTTGGGGCGAATGGTGTTATCGAATCACATGGCTGGAGCTCGACAGAGGGATTCAGACCGAGGTATGATGTGCTGTTTAAATTACCGGACAACGAAATATCAGTCTCATTTTTCGAACCTGATTTTGAGGAAAATTGCATCGTCGAACAGTAGCAGTTGAGGGCCGAAGGGCATCGAATCGACCGCATTACCCAGCGACAGCGGGGGCCGTATAGGTCTATAGCAATAGGTCTATCGGTCCCTATAGGAGGGGAATAGAACAATGTCAACCATTTGCACAAGTTGCAGAGGAACAGGATATAGCGACTACCTTGAAGACAAGGACACGATATGCCTCACATGCGGAGGAATTGGCACATTAGCAGTCGCACAAGTGCCAAGGAATCCGTTTGACTGGATGCAGTCGTGGGTGGATGCTTACGAACGAAACGTGGGAGACGGAAAGGCGAAAGCGTTTATCGAATGGGTTAACAATCAGCCAATGGCCGCAGGATAAGCGGCAGGAGGGGAATAGAGAAGTGAAAATATTCTGGAAGGGATATCATCCGCCTTATTGGTATCGATACTTCAAGGGGGAGAGGAGGAACAGAACATGATGGATAAAGAAGTAAAAGATAAATTCGATTATGTGGCGGAGGCGATAAAAATAACCACGATTGAACTCGCCACACTTAAAACGGTACTTACGGCAAAAGGAGTGTTCACAAACGAAGAATACGAAAAGGTGGCAAAGGAAGTCGAAGCACTAACCACTAAGTCGTTCGGATTTTGAAATAGTTTCGGCAATCGTCCGGCATGACACCGAAACTAACACATAGGAGATGGTCCGGCATGACTGATTGGAGAACAACGTACCACGACTTATGCAGGGAAATCGAAATATTGGAACTCCGCGCATCGGACTTGGAATTCCAAATGCGTATCGCCAAATCCATCTGCTTCCGGGGATTCGTAACCGACCAATATAGCCGCATACCGTTGGACAAGGCGCTGAACAAATATGACGACGTAAAAGACGAACTACTCGCGGTAGTAGCGATGCTGGAACACAAACAGCAGACCAAACGTGAGATTGAGAAGAGGATGAGCGAGTTTGACGGACTGGAATATCAAGTTGCGTACCGGCGCGATGTACTCCGGCAACCACTCGATGAGATCGCGGATGACCTGGGGTACAGCTACAACTGGATCATGAAAGTGAGTGCGAGGACGACATTCCGCGCAAAAGGCAGAAAGAAGGCAGAAACGGCGTGATCGGACGTGATAAAATGATATTAGGTTAGTTCATGCCGGACGAACCGAGCGAAAGGCGATTGCATAGCGCAGTCGTCTTTTTCTTTTGGAGACAAGTGCATAAGCGCATCTCGAATAAAACGAAGAGGATGAGGACGATGAGTATTAGGACGTTCGAAGGTGAATCGTGGATTTGCGGCTGGTTCAATCGGCACACAGGTAGTTTGGTTGACGTACAACAATACAGCACAGAAGAAGGGGCAAAACAGTGTGCCGAGACGTTTCGCGGCATTTACCAAACGTTTGTCGGTCGTATCGAGGACGTAACGGATTGGGAAAGTGCATCGAAATGTGATGAGGCCGAAATGGAACCAATAGATAAATATAACGAATCTACGGTAAAATCGATCGTTGATGATATGAGATACGAATATGCGCAATATTTGCAAATCCTTATCGAAGCGCAAAAAGCCGGTCATGACTGCCACGCGGAAATGAACGAAACAATCAAAGCGCTTCACGGCCTTATCTTCGCGAAAACGGCGTAAACATATGGGCGGTGCGATACCGCCCTTTATCTTTTGCAACGCAGTTGCCATCGAGATCGACCGAATCCACGCAGGCGAAGCCGGTGGCCGTATATGGATCTTCTCATCCTACTAATATGTCTTATCCTCGCAATAATCATATATCGGTGGTATTGGCTATGGCTAATCAGACAAGAACGAAAGGAGGAAGACAATGACGAGGACATGTAACCACATCGGATGCTCAAACGAGGCAACGCATGAAATATGGGGAACAGCAGACAGATACGATTACACAGACGTATGCGCAGATCACATCGACACGTACCGTATCGAAAATGACGAGGTTCTGCCGATCGGGTCAGAAGGGGTGACATTGGCGGGAATTCCTTTCGATAAGTTGCAGATATTGAATAATCATGCAGGATTCTAAGTATTAAAACGGAAAAGTGCTGGAATTTGCGGGATCATATCCTGAATCTTGCATAAATGAATGAATGAACCATTGGAGGTGAATCGATATGGCAGACCAGTCACCAGGCAGACCGTTGAAATTTAAGTCTGCCAAAGAACTACAGAAGAAGATCGATGAATATTTCGAATCGTGTTTCGAGGAATGGTGGTACCAAGATAAACAGGGAAACTGGCACCAGAATCTCGATCGCAACGGAGAACCGTTGAAGATACAAAAGCGTCCGTTCACGATATCGGGACTTGCGCTCCACCTCGGAACATCACGGCAAACGTTAATCAACTACGAGGAAAAGCAAGAATATTTTGACACGATAAAAAACGCGAAGGCTCGAATTGAAAATTATACAGAAGAACAGCTATTCAACGCTGAAGCAAAGAACATGACCGGAATCATCTTCAATCTAAAAAATAATTACGGGCAATGGGCGGATAAACAGGAACTCGAACACAGCGGTGACGTTGCATTCGTCGTGAACCGCAAGAGGGTGACTCAGGATGACGGCGGTGACAATTGATATTGATGTAGATGACATCATGAACGCGTGGTCACATCCGATATTGGATGATACCAGCCGCTACCTCGTTCTGTATGGTGGAGCTGGATCGGGTAAATCTGTAGCGGCGGCACAAAAAATCATCATTCGGATGTTGGAAGAAAAGGGCCATAAATTCCTCGTTGTACGGAAAGTAGCGAATACACTTCGTAACTCGGTATTTTCCCTATTACGGGGAACGGTCGCGGACTGGGGATTGTCGGAGCTCTTCAAAATCAACAAGAGCGATATGGACATAACCTGCCGGAACGGGAATCAAATCATATTCGCCGGTCTGGATGACGTGGAGAAGCTGAAATCCATTCACGGGATTACCGGCATGTGGCTGGAAGAAGCAAGCGAGATGTTGCAGGAGGATTTTCAGCAGCTGGATTTGCGCTTACGCGGTCAGACGCGGAATTACAAACAAATCATCATATCGTTTAATCCGATCTCAATCACACATTGGTTGAAGATCGTTTTTTTTGATTCCAAGAAGCCAAACAGCACCGTGGTTCACACGACATACCGCGACAACATGTTCATTGACGATGAATACAAAGCAACACTCGAATCACTCAAGGAGCAAGACCCATACTACTACACTGTCTACGCGCTCGGGGAATGGGGTGTACTCGGTCAAACGGTTTTCAACGCACAGATTGTCACCGAACGCATCGTGTGGCTGAAACAGGCGAATAGGACGGTTAAACGCGGTTCATTCGTGTTCGAATATGTGAATGAACAGATCATTCCGAATTCGATTAAATTCATACCGGATGAAAACGGACCATTGACGATATACGAGGAACCGCAGAAGGATCACCCGTACGTTATCGGCGGGGATATAGCCGAGGGTGGATTTGATTACAGCGTAGGACAGGTCAGGAACAACATCACTTGGAACCAAGCGGCGGTTTGGCGCGGAAGAGTGGACACGGACTTGTACGCGAAGCAAATGTACTGCCTCGGTCACTATTACAATAAGGCATTAATCGGAATCGAGAGTAATTTCGATACCCATCCACATAAAGAGATGGAACGCCTTCACTACCCCAAGCAGTACATGCGGGAAACGATCGATAAATTCACGTTTACTGCTCAACAAAAGTTTGGGTTTGTCACAAGCAAGATCACAAGGCCGATTATTATCGCGTCATATGTGCAGTTGGTGCGCGAACACATCGAGACATTTAACGACATTCCGACGCTTGAGGAAATGCTTGTATTTGTCCGCGATGAGAAAGGTAAGCCGCAGGCGCAGGATGGGATGCACGACGATCTAATCATGGCGGATGCAATTTGTCAGGAAGTGCGCGGACAACAAACCACACTTATGCCCAAGTCGCAGCCAAGCCTGAAAGACCTGCCGAAGGACTTACAGGAGGACTACTGGAAAGCATCGCCGGATATGCGGAAGTATCTAGAAGATAAATGGGGATTAAAAACGGGGTGAAATCATGTATGACAACCTGAGCGATAAAGAGTTTATTGACGTTGTGGCTAAAGCCTTGGAACGGACACCGAGAGAGGGGAAAGAAGAAGATAATCCAGAGGGCGTTAGATACATCACTATAAGCGACACACTGGCGACTAAAATTTCTGTGAGACTAAAGAAGATAGCTGAACGGATGTGACCGCATGGGAATCATAAAGGATGTGATGAAGCGCGTGAAAAAAACGGTGCAACAGGCGACGAAACAAAAGAAGCTGTCCATGTGGCAGGAACGATTGGAAGCCGCAAAAAGCGGTCAGGATATCGAACTCATGGACAAGCGTGAATATTTATACTTGGGCGATCGGACGGTCGATAAGAACGTCAATGCTACAACAACGCCAAGTAAAAAGTCCAACAATATCTGGAATATCATATTCGAGTTTACCGAATCCCAGGTTAACAAACAGATTCCCATGCCCACGGTCAAGAGTAAGCGCGAAGGATTCGACCAGGAAGCGCAGATGATCGCGGATTCCATCGCCAACGACCTTCGCGAATCGGACATTGAGCAAATCGATGACCGGAATGAGCGGATCACACCGATACAAGGCTTTTCCATTGTCGAAGTCGCCTGGAACCCGGACTATAAGCATCATCTGTACCGTGGCGAGATTGAGATGATCGGCAGGCACCCGAAGCAGTTAGTCCCGCAGCCGAAAGTATACAATCTGCAGAAGATGGACTATTTCTTTATCCTGTCAGACGTGACGAAAGATTACGTCAAGCGGCGTTACAAAAAAGACTTATCCGGGGAGGAAGAACAATACCCGGAGAATACGCGGCTGTTCGATGACGATCAATCTGCTGTTAACTCGGAAACAAAGCGAAGCGGTGCGAGTGAGACCGAAAACGAGCCGCTGACGGAGATCGTCTGTTGGTACAAGGACGAGGATGGGGATGTCTGCAAGTACGTCTGGATCAACGATACCGAGCTGGAGAACTTGCCGAAGTTCTTTTTCCGCAGAATTAAAGGGGAGATCGCCGAGTTTGAAACGTTGGAACGCGATGTGGTGAACGCGAACGGTGAAATCATCGCCAGAGCCGGTGAGAAGGTGCCGTATTTCGTTCCACAACGGTATCCCGTGTCCATTCGTATCAACGTACCGCGTAACTTCGCATTTGGTGGACAGTCTGACCTGGACATTATCCGCGATCAGCAGGATTCTATTAAGCGCGTGGTACACAAGATGGAAGAGAAGTTGGTCAAGGGCGGCACGATCATCAAGGCGCAAGACGATCACACGACATTCAACATCACCGATGAGATATATCAAATCGTTCGCGGTTCGCCGCAACAATTAGCGCAAATCGGTACGCTTGACCTGACAGCGGATATCTCGAAGGACATTCAATTCGTCCAGGAGCAGTACCGCATCGCACAGTCCATGCTGGGGATTACGAACAGTTTCCAAGGGAAAGAAGATCCCACGGCCAAGAGTGGACGGGCGAAGCAGATTCAAGTCCAGCAGGCGTCCGGTCGATTACAGTCCAAACAGTTTAACAAGATGATCCACTACAAAGAATTGTTCCAGATCATATTCGAACTCAAAATTGCCTTTTACGATGAAATTCGGCCTTATCTGGCGCAGGATGAGACGGGCGGCGATATGTTCGGGGAGTTTGATAAGTACCGGCTTCTCATGCGGGATAAGAAAGGTAATCTGTTCTGGAATACGGACTTCATATTCGGAACGGATGGGAACTACGGTCTGCCAAAAGACCCGATGTTCATGTACGAGCAGACGATGGCGCTGTTCCAGGCACAGGCAATCGATATCCCGCAATTATGGATGATCCTCGAAGGTCTGCAATTCCCGCAGGCGGCGAAGATCAAAAAGCAGTGGGAAGAGAAGATGAACCAACAGGCACAAATAGTGCAGATGGGACAGCAGATGCAGGAGAGCGAACAGGAACGCGCTGTATTGGAAGAACAGGTGCGGCAACTGGTCGATATGCTCCATCAAGCCGAGCAGGGGAATATGCAGTCTGAAGCGGAAACGTTGCGTCAACTCAACGAAGGGCAACGAATGGACTTCGAACACAGTCAGGCGCAGCAGGATAAGGAACATCAACGGCAGATGGATATGGCAAAACTGCAGCTGGAAGCACAGAAAATTGATGCCATGAAGCAAAAACAATTAGTTGGGAAGTGATGCCATGCCGCGAATGAAGCCTTACACCGAAATTGGTATACGGCGGTTAAAGTGTTTTAGGTGCGGATCAAGGGCACAGTTTCAATGGCAGATATGTTCAGATGGCAACATTTACAGACCGGTTTGTATGTCTTGTGATATTGAGTTAAACGAGATCGTGCTACAGTGGGCAAGATTCCCTGATTGGAAAGAAAAGATTGATAGATACAAGAGAGAAAAGCAGGGCATTGGCTGAGACGCTGATGCCCTCTCTTATTGCCATTTTCGGGCACAGATCACAGGAAAGGTGGTGAGACACATGGCAGAAAACAAAGGCGGCGGCGGGTACAAAGTGCCGAACAGCTCGACCGGCGTAATCAAAGCGCCGAATGGGATCACCAAGAACCAAGCCACTCCGAAGAAAACAACGGGCGGCGATTTGAGAGCGAAATAATCCGCGTGGGATCGCAGTAAAAACCCAAAAGGAGAATGAATCATGGATCAAATAAGCAGAAAAACGGCAGAGGTCGCTGCCCTGCCTTGGAAATTGAACCTCCAGTTCTTTGCCGAAGAGGGCGAATATCCGTCTTTGGAGGAAAGCCCGGAATTCCGTGATGATGCGCGTGAATTTAATGCCAAAATGGATAAATTCGTGCAGGAGCGGACAAAAGAACCGGCGCAGGAACCGGAGAAACCCGAAACCAAACCGGACAATGAACCTGCAAAAGCAACTGAACAGGCTGAACCCCCGGAGGTCGCCGTCCCGGATCAGAAGCCGAAGCAGGATTCCGAAACGAATAAAGCCTTTCAGGAAATGCGAAAGGCGCGGGAAGAAGCCGAGCGTCTCGCAAAAGAGTCAGAGGAACGCGCAAAACGCGCTGACGCCCTCATAGCGAAGCAGTACGGTCACATGGGCATTACTACCGTCGAACAGTACGAGTCCGCGCTGCAAGCCGAGCAGGAAGCCGAGACGATGAAACGGTACGAGGAAGCCGGTTTAACGCCGGAGGAGATCGAAAAGCTTAAAAAGTTTGACCAGCTCCAACAGGAAACCGAGCAGCAAAAACAGGTTCGGGAACAACAGGAGAATGTATCCCGTTGGAAGCAGTTGTACGATGCGTATCCCGAATTGTACGAGACAGCTCCCTTGTTCAACGAGGGGAAAGAGCCGGAATGGTACAGCGCCGAAATGAAAGCCGAGATCGCACGCGGTGCATCTCCTCTCGCGGCGTATCGGAACGCACATTTCGAAACCATCCTGCAAAAACGCCTTGCATCCACGAAGGAAGAGGCCAGGCAGGACGCGCTCGACAAGCTCAACAGCAAATCACACCTTGCTCCTAACGCCGTCACTGGCGGTGATGTGGAGCATGTGGAGATCGATGAGGAAACCATGCGGATGTATCGGGCGCTTAATAAGGGCAAAACCGACGCACAAATCAGGGCATGGCACAAAAAACACGCTATGGGAGGGTAACACATGAGTAATGCGGCAGGATTTCGACCGATTACACGCCCTGGAATGGGTGAATTGCCGTTCGAGTACATTCAACTGACTGATGCAGAGGCGGCAAGCCTTGGGGAAGCGCTTGTACTGACGAGCGGAAAAGCAACAAAATGCGGGGCAACTGCTACGCCTCAATTTATCGCGGCGGCTTCGGCTGATGCGGCAACGCCGGGGGCGACGATTCCGGCATGGCGCGTGGATGAATTGCAGGAATGGACAACCGTTTCGATGGCAACCGTTGCGACTACGCTGGAGGGAAGCAAAGTTACGCTCCATACAGATGGTCTGAAAGTAACGGCAACCACAACGAGCGGTGTATTCGAAATTTCTGATACGGACGGCGCGACGACGACTTCTAACGTACGCGGCAGATTCCGTCGATAAGAGGGGGCGAACATAGATGATCTTCAGTAAAGCAGCCGGTCTAAACGATTCGGTATTCGGTAAGTCACAGGAACCAATCAAGATGATGCTCACCGACCAAAAGGAAGCATTTGAAGCCGAATCCGTCGTTGATAAGATTTTCAACATGGACGAAACAAGCAATTTCGCGGAGAAATACACATACGAAACTAGTCTCGGTAACTTCGAGGCTGTAGGCGAAAACGGCGCCTACCCGGAATCATCGTTCCAAGAGGGATATTCCGCTGTCATCGAACCGGACGAGTGGAAACTGCAATTCTCGGTTACGCAAACGATGATCGAGGACGCAAAAATGGGCAAAGTGAAGCAGAAAGCATATGGCTTCATGAAGTCCTACCATCGTGGACGAGAATTGTTCGGGCTAGGCATTCTTAACAATGGGACATCGACGACCATGACGTTCGGTAACAACAACAAAGTATTCGACATCAAAGCGGCAGACGGCAAAGCATTGTTCGCTACCGATCACCCGTCCAAAACTGGCGGATATGGAGCGCAATCGAATTATTTCTCCAATCCGTTCAGCTACGACGCGCTGTGTTTGGTTGAAGAAGCCATGCAATACTTCCGCGATGATGACGGCAATATCATGGATATCTCACCGGACACCATTATCATTCCGTCAAAAGCCCGTATCAAAAAACAGGTGTTTGACGCGATCGGTGCAGAAGAGGGGGCACCGGGAACGGCAAACAACTCGTTCAACTTCCAATACGGACGTTGGAACGTCATTATGACACCGTATCTAACGAATGCTTCCGGCATTACGGCGGGAACGGATAGTTGGTATCTTGCTGACTCCAAATGGATTGAGATGTACGAGGGATTGGTATTCCTCGACCGCATTCCGCTGACTGTTCGTTCATATGTGGACGAGAAGACAGATGCCAACATCATCAAAGGCCGCGCTCGTTGGATCGCTAAGCCGAACCGCTGGAACGGAATCTGCAAAGTTGATCCGGGTCTTGGCGGTACGTTGTTGAGTTAAGGAGGGATACGACATGAGCGCATCGGGGTACACAACGCTTAATCTAGATGGTAAGGCTTCTCTTCAAACCGGCGAATACAGCGGAATTGACTTATCCGGTGGCGATGTGACGCTTACGGCTGACCAGGCGGTATGTGGTGTGCTGAGCGTGACAACAGGCCACGCATCGAACAACATCATCATTCCGGCGTCGATTGCATCACAATACGTTGGGAAATTGTATGTTGTTGTCAATAACGATGCTTCTCTCGCGGCGAAAATCAAGGTCGAGGGCGGGACGGCGGTCACAGTCGCGGCGACGAAAACGGCGATTGTCCGCATCAATTCTGCCGGAACAGAAGTAAAACGCGTCACCGCTGACGCATAACAAGGGGAGCTCCGGCTCCCCATTTTTATTTAGGAGGGATATTATGCTTCCGAAACTTGAACTGTTGGAGAAACAAATTAGCAGAACCGATCAACAATTGATCTACTATCTGATTTTAGAACAGCAGGAAACGAACCGCCTATTACGGAAATTGGCCGGGGAAGAGTCGCAGGAACAGTCTGACGGTGACATTGACAGCATGAAACGGCAGGATCTGATGAAACGAATGGCACAACTGAAAGATAAACCGGCAGGTTGGAACAAATGGGAGACGGAAGATATCCGTAAGCATCTGAAAGGGGTGGCATCATGAGTCGTGTAGTGGTTGAATCGTACCGGGGAGCAGTACCAATAACACCGGATGACGACACCGTATTCGCTCCGACAAGGGGCGTTTACATCGGGAGTGGCGTGATTAAAGTTGATATGGCGGACGGAACGACTGTTACGCTGACAGCCCTCAATGCCGGCGATATTCATCCCATTTCTGTCACTAAAGTATACGCAACCGACACAACCGCGACGGATATCGTCGTGTTCTATTGAGGTGACCTATGACCGTCACGCTTTCGCAAATTCGTTTTACCGCCGAAGAAGAACTCGAAGATCACCTGAGTAACGAAAATGTCATCAACTGGTGCAATTTAGCGCAAACCGAATTTCTGCTTCGCATTATCGTACCAGGCAACACGACGATTGATATCAATACGACCGATGTTTCGTATACGCTTAACACGAACATTCGGGAAATCCGCAGGTTACGTTTACAAAGTGACCTGGACAACAACATAAATCGGCCCTACAACCCCGTGTACACGTTCTATAACGGGGTTTTTGAAGTCCCATCCCCCTTTACGTCAGAAGATACCCTGTTGATCGATTATTACGCCTATCTCAGCAGTTTCGACGATATTTCAGATACAATCGACATCGCCGACCGGTTCAAGCCGCTATACACAAGTTACGTCGAAATGATGTACTACCGGCTGCCATCAACCCGTTCCAAAATAGGCGAGGCTATGGCCCAACTCATGTATGAACAGCAGTTTGGTATCCACCAATCCATCAAGAAGCAGGTAGCGGATTATTACATCATCGATAAAGGCGTAGAAAAGCCACGGGAAAGCGGGTGGTAGCATGAAATCCTATCAATTCACGTGTTGCCGACGCGACGAAAACAACCAGCTCACCATCCTGCCGGACCGGACACCGATCGTAACGGCGAATACCAGGGGCGAGGCGTTGGAGATGTTGAAAGACTATTTCACGGAAAATCAATGTTTGCCGTATCGCGAGGTGACGTAGATGGCAACAGCAGGCGATGTAATGACACTCGTTCAGCAGATGAGAGCAAACGATATCGCGGAGATCGGCGACGATTCCACGGCACAGCAGGCGTATTTGGTGACGGTGATTAACGCCGCGCTCAAGGAGTTGGCGCATATCGCCTATCGGACACGGATCAGCGATGCGCTAGCGATATCGGCAGATGGAGACGTAACGTTTAAATACTCCTCCAGCGCAATCACAGACCTGTACAGCCCTTTGCGGATACTGGACGGTAATAGCAAGGCGTTGGCGAAACGAACGTCCTACGAGGCTCCTACGGGCTGGTGGCGCGAATCCGACTCGACCGCATTTAACATCAAGGGTGTCACATCGGGCAGTTACCGACTCCACTATGTACGATACCCATCGCCTGTAACAGGGAGTGGAAGCACATTGGATTTCCCAGAGGCCGGTATCATGACACTGGCGTTTTGGTGTTCGGGCATTGTGCTGGAATCGCGTAATGCCTACGACGAGGCGAATGCGATGTATGCACGAGCGGAGAAACGGTTCGGCATTCCTGTCCTCGCCAATGAAGCGGCACGCGGTTACTCGTCCGGTGGCTATGTCCCGTCGTACGACTTCGCCAAGAAGATTCGGGGTGAATTCTGATGCCTGCTACACAAACCGTTGTTGCACTGGAACCGCATGGCTTCGATGGGCAGAACACGGTGCTAAATCCGGCGACACTCCCTTTAGAGTCACAAGCGCAGGCCAAAAACGCGATCATGCGCGAGATTGGCACAATCGGTAAACGGGACGGAAGCATACCGGTGACGGCTACGGCCTTGGGTGAAACGATCGATCACCTAACGTCATACAAGTCGTCACCGAACGCCACGCCTGCCCTGATTGCGGCTAGTGGCACATCGCTTTACAAGTTCGATGGCACCGATACGCTGGACGAGCAGACGATGACGGACGCGTTGAATACGAGTGATATCTATACAGTGGATTTCACGAATTCACTGCTCACATCACGCATGATAATCGGAGACGGTGCGGATTTAAAGGGATATGACGGTACGACAGTAGCAGACATTACGCCTGCCGCTGATGATCCAAGCCCTGCGCCGCCGAATGGATTGACGGATATCAACGTGAAAGGCCATAAATACGTGTGGTCATACTCGTATCATGTGTTCAGCTCGCCGGGCAATAACGAGGTGTACTATTCCAAGCGGTTCGAATACGATTACTGGCCCACGACACAGTTTTTCTACCTGGTCCGCGAGAATGATTACGTCAACGGTCCAGGCGTCGCGTTCGACAACGTTCTGATCGTTCCGATGCGCCGATCATGGTCGATCATAAGCGGCACAACGTTCGATGATTTCGACGCCAGCCGGTTCCTGAACACATCATACGGCGTGATTGCTCCGCGTTCCATCGAAACGGTCACGTATCCGAACGGAGAGCAGACGATTGTTTTTCTGTCCGATGACGGAGCGCATGAGGTGTTTATCTCCGTTGCAGACGGAAACAGCAAAGTGTACGCCACTCGAAGCCTGATGAAGGATCAAATTGACTTCACCCTGTTCACAGATGCGGAAAAAGCGACCGCATACGGCAAATTCGATGCGGATAACAACTGCTACCGGCTTTATATCAAGTCCGGCGACGATCAATTCGTCTATGTCATGGACACACGCAACCGCAAATGGTACGTGTGGACGCATCCATGGGACGTGAAACCATCGATTCGGTTCGATGAAGTAACCTATTTCGCCGGATCGACCGGGCATCTGCACAAGTACGACGAGGATTTATACACGGACTGGAACGAATCGACTCAGGACACAGGTACTGCGGTCGATTTTGACGTTTATGGGCCGCTTGTGGCGTTTGAGTTCAGCGGGTATTCGTCCTACCTTGATTATTTCATGGTCGAGGCGAAGCAGTGGACGGTAACCGCGACGCTGGACGTGTCGATCGTGTACGGTGCAGATGTGAAAGTGATGGAAAGTGCACTCAAGAATCAGATTTTCACTTGGGGCGTCACGCCGTGGGGAGAGGCTCAATGGGCGAATCTCAATTACACGGATATCCTTAACCAAGCAAAACGCTTGATTATCAAGAAGAAAGGATTTTACTTTCAACGGAGATTCCGAAATAACCGGGACGAGCCGGTTTTGATATACAAAGAGCGGTACATGGGCCGCTTATCGGGGAGGTAGGTCAAATGGCAGCCGGAAATGTGCCTACAACGAATCTAACGGCTTTATACACGAATACAACGAGCGGTACACCAGCAAGCCCCACGATTTTTGACGCGGCGATTCAGGATATTGTGCAGACAACCAACGACAACTATGCCTTTACTGTTGGACTTGTCGATTCCAACAAATTAAGCAATATGAGCATCATCAACGTAAAGGATTATGGGGCAAAAGGGGATGGAAGTACGGATGATACGACGGAGATCCAAACGGCACTAGATCAAGGCGGCATTATTGTTATTCCGGCAGGAACCTATATGATTAATGCAGTTACAAGCAGCCACGACAATCCGACGAGTGGTGGCCTCTCAATACCGTCGAATACCACCTTATTTATCTCTCCGGAGGCAACGATAAAAGCAATCGCCAACTCTTCTGACAGTTATGCGGTCATTCGTATCGCGGATGTTTCAAACGTTCGTATCTGCGGCGGAGGTATGATTCAGGGGGAGCGATCATCTCACAATGGATCGACTGGTGAATGGGGATATGGTGTTTGTATCAACGGCGGGGAAAATGTAACGATTGAAGACATTGTAATTAAAGACTGCTGGGGAGATGGAATCTTGGTTGGTTCGGGTAACGGGACCCCCAAATCAAGTTATCCGAGCAAAAATATTAAAATATCCGGTGTAGTTTGCGACAATAATCGCAGGCAGGGTATGAGTATTATTCACGCAGATTCGGTTCATGTGGAGTTGTCCACATTCAAAAACACGAACGGAAAAGCCCCTCAATCGGGAATCGATCTGGAACCGGAGACATCATCAGGTTACTACTGCAAAAACGTCGCAATTGTGAATTGTCACATGGAAAGTAATACGGGTGATGGGATTCAGACACACGCTTCTGCTTCGTTCACCATAACCGGGTGTACTATTCGTTCTAATACTGGGCGTGGGATCGTGTGCAGTTCGACTGAGGGGACGATTACCGGATGCACCATCGTGGGGAATACGGAATCCGGCATCCAGCTCGACGCTTCCACTGGACTGAATGTGACGGGTAACACCATGACGGGTAACAAAAACGGGATCGCGGTCACAGGCGGGTCGTCGAAATGCTGTATGACCGGGAACGTCTGTACGACAAGTACCTCACGCGGGATTTCTATAGTGGGCGCTAGTGATAACTTGGTAAGTTCAAATGAATGTCTGAGCAATACGGGTGCAGGGATATACCTTTTTACAGGGACAGAGAATGAAGTAATCGGCAATCTCTGCATGGCTAATTCACATGGTATCCATTTACTCAGCACATCGACAGGTAACATTCTGAACGGGAATCGATGCAAGCGAAACAGCACGAACGGCATACGGGTGGAGTCCAGCAACGACAACCAAATTCATAATAATACCTGCACGGAAAACAGCCAGACAACAAACAATACCGATCCGAATATCTTTCTGTTTAGTTCGTCCGATAACTCCGTACAGTCCAACAAGACACGACGCGGAACGCAGACGAATAAGCCAAACTATGGCATCGACGTATCAGGAGGGAGCAACAACATCATTGCGCAGAATGATTGCTACACAGGAGGAAACACTGGCGGTATCCGCAACACCGGAACTGGAGGCATGTACGGGGCCGGTAACCGTAACAATGACGGAACATTCAGCGCGACTCCGAACTAACGTTTGATGGACTCTGATTCCAGGCGATACAGAGAGCAAGGAACACCCAGAACACTCGGAAATTCTCTAAATTTACGGTGAAAGCTTGTACAGCAAAAGACACAAGACCAACAAGAAGTATGGACGCTATTGCATCTTTCTTTCTGGAACGATTCAGTGTTTGAAAAATGATTTGTACAGGTTTCCAGAGCAGGATGAGAAGTCCTAATACTCCCGTTTCTGCCAGGTATGTCAAGTATGTATTATGCGGGATATTGGGCAATGACACCCCTATGATCTTGTAGGTATTGTTCATATACTGCCCTGTACCAACGCCGAAAATAGGGTTGCCTTTCCACATTTGATAGGCAGTCTCCCACAGCAGAACGCGGTATTGGGTACCGGTTTCGTCCTGATCTACGTTCGTCACTCGTTCGTATGACGTTTGAAGCGATGAAACGATTGCTCCTTCGTGGTCAAATGCATAAATCAACGGTGCCAGTATTGATAGGGCAAGTAAAGAAACAAAGGCCAATTTGACTAGGTTTTTAACCTTGAACGTAAGAATGAATACGATGGCCGACCCGATGCACAACCCCAATACTCCGCCCCTGGACGCGGTGAATAAAAGAGCGGTCAGGATGATCAAGATGTTCATTCCGAACACTTTCTTTTTGAAAATCTGGTTGTACATCACCGCGATACTTAGCGACAAAATCAAATAAGAGGCAGCCAAGTTCGGATCTTCAAATGTTCCTTTCGCTCTGTTTCCATATGTGATTCCAAGATCGAGTCCCATAGTAAAAAGAATATTACCGACAACACATAGAACAGAGAAACAGAGTGCGGTATAGTTCCACACCTTGAGGATTCGGTAGTTATTGTTTTGGAAATCATACGAAAAAAAGCAGAGGGAACATAGAAGATACATCATGCTGACAGCGGTTTTTATGATGTTTGGCAAGCTTGATGCAGGGTCTGAACCGAAAAACAGAGGATGAATAACGCTGGCTGATATTGCAGTGATCAACAGGAAAGCATATCGAATCAATGAGGCATGCTGTTTTAAGTATTCAACAAGGAAAGACTTGTACTTCACGGACAGAAGGATAACAAATAAAACAGGAGTTAGAAAATCGGCAAACGAAGAATTGATCGTGATACCCACACGCAAATAGAAAGATATCGGCAAAAGGATAATGACTAAGTCAATCACGCGAATTCGAAACAGGCGTACCGCAACATAGCCAAATGCGGTAACTCCAGCTAGACCAAAAATGAGTGTATGACCAAATGCAACAGGAATGCCGACCAGCACACCGACAAGTACGATGAGGAAAATTTTTGTTGCCTTATTGATACTAGAGAAAAAAGTTGTTTCCACGATAACCACCTACAGGACAGTTTTACCAATAATTATTTAGTCGTTAGCAAGAAATGTCAATGAAAATCCTTACATAGGAGGCGATCCCATGCCTGTCATAAACGGTGTCATCTACCCGGATACCCCATCTACACCGGCGAAGCTGAAAACGAATCTAGGGGCCGAATTAGGGCTTGCAGGAGCCGTCCCCACACCGCAATCGGCTTCTACCACTCCAGCGGCTACAGCGGCCCCTACAACGCCTGCTATTCCAAATTCGAGTGTTCCCACACCACCCGTCGCCAAGGTGGACTATTCCGGCTTTAAACAGCCTACCGCAGAGGACGCCTATAAAGCGATATCTCAGCATCCCTACCTCGGCCATGAACTCGATCTTCCTGGTGCAGTAGCACCGCCTATGCCGCAGACGGCGGTGGATACACGACAACAGCCGATGTCCGCGCCGAGCGTACCGACTCCGATGAAAGATTATAACGCTATCGCCAAAGCGAGAGTCGCCGCCGCACTCGAACAGAAACGGACAATTGCGAATCAGCAGAAGTCCGCACTCGATACGTCCTATGACCGCACACGGCAGACGATGAATGAGGACCGTGTATTAGAGGATAACCGTAACGGACGCTTGCTGAATCCGTATAACGGACGAACTAGCTTTCAACAAGGGATAACGAACCTCCAGCGTGGCAGAACGGACCTGCAGATGGCGCAGGACCTGCAGACGCAGAAAGCGAATATCGATCAACTCCTGGCGGATTATGAGAACGCGACGGCAGATGAACAGGTACGGATCGCGGATGAGTTACAGCGTGCCGATCAGCAGTATCAGCTTAGTTTGGCC